GGTGTTGCTGGAGCCCTTGTGGACGCTAAGAACGTCATCCCTCAGCAGGTTGGATATGGTCCTTTACCTTCGCCTAGTGAATGGAGCAATGCGGCTTCAGAGTCGCTTAATCAGGTTGTGTCTGCGACTTCTACGGATGAGTCAAACACGGTCTTTGCGGGTGGGGAGACGAAACTCTTTAAGCTAGGCACAAATAGAAACCTCACGGACGTATCTAAGTCTGGAGGTTACACAACACCCTCAGATCAAAAGTGGCGTTTTGCTCAGTTCGGTAATCGCCTCATTGCCGCCAACGGTGGCGACAGACTGCAAGGATGGTTGTTGGGTTCGTCTACGGCCTTTGCCGATCTTGGTGCTGCTGCGCCTAAGTCTCGGTACGTCACAACGGTCAGAGACTTTGTGGTTGCAGGATTCAACAACGGAACAACGGTTTACCCCAATAGAGTCGAGTGGTGCGCGTTGGGTGACGAAACAAGTTGGACACCTTCCGCTACAACACAGGCAGACTATCAGGACATCCCAGACGGTGGGCATGTCAAGGGTTTGACGGGCGGTGAGTTTGGGCTTGTGTTTATGGATCGTGCGGTTGTCCGTATGTCCTACGTTGGAAGCCCTCTTGTGTTTCAGTTTGACACGATCTCGCGTGGTTTAGGGTGCATGGAGGCTGGATCTATCGTTCAGTACGCAGGGTCGAGCTTCTTTTTGTCTGATGATGGGTTTTATGTCTGCAACGGGCAGACTGTGCAGTCTATTTCCGTTGAGAAGATTGATCGTTGGTTCTTTAATACAGTAGACATCTCGCAGTTGTCAACGATGTCTGCTGCTGTAGATCCTCTTAAAAACCTCGTTATATGGGCGTTTAAGACGGTAGACCAAACGACTGCTTTGCTTATCTACAACTTCAATCTTTCTAAGTGGTCTCATGCTGAGGTTACGTTAGATTCGATTGCATCTTCAACGGCGATCACGACATCTTCCTCGTCTGGTCTCACGTTAGAGCAACTAGACGCATACGGGAGCATTGATACGCTACCTGCAAGCCTAGACTCTTTTGGGTATACGGTTACGTCTAACCTTCTTACAGGAACCATAGGCACAAAGATCGCAGCTTTCTCAGGGTCAAACTTAACGGCCAGCATTATTACGCCTGACCTTTCCATGAATGACATGCCTTCGGTTGTTACTTTGGTAAGACCTGTCATTGACAGCGGTTCTTGTTCAGTACAGATCAACTCCAGAAAGCGTTTGAACCAACAGACAGACTTCACGGGTTCCACATACGCCTCGAACTCTGACAACAGGATAGGTCTACGCTCGGCAGGAACTTACCACCGACTGAACGTGATTCCTTCCGGTGTGTGGACGAGCGCGGTAGGTTTAGATGTGACGGTTGTCCCACAGGGTGTGAGATGATCTTCCGAACGCTTCCACCTTTCGGAGGCGATCAGCGAGCAGTTGCTGAGATTGTCCGTGGCATCATGGACGGAAAGACGAATAACACGGGAACGGTGACGCTTGCCACAGGAAACGCCACCACAACCACGATTACAGACGCGAGAATAGGGGTAGAAAGCAAGATTATTCTTGTTCCTTACTCTGCTAATGCCTACGCTGATTCGATTCCATACGGCTCGTTTTACGACGTTAACGATCAATCTGCTGCAAGCACGACGACAGCGTATGCGATTACGTTTTCTAATACCGACCTGACGAACAACGTTTACCTCTCTAACTCAAGTCGGATTAACGTGAGGGCGGCAGGTAAGTACAACTTCCAATTCTCGATTCAGTTCGCTAACGATGACTCGCAGATCCAAGATGTAGATGTGTGGGTAAGAAAGAACGGAACCGATATTGCCGACTCAAACTCAAGATTCTCGATTGACTCTAAGCATGGGTCGGTAAAGGGTCATGTCATTGCTGCGCTTAATCTCTTTGTAGACCTTGCGGCTAACGACTACATCGAGTTGATGTGGGCTACAACGTCAACGCTTGTCATCATCGAGCATATCCCCACTCAGTCGAGCCCTACGCGTCCTGCGACTCCTTCTGTGATTGCCACGATGCAGTTTGTGGGTGGGTTTTCTAACGGTGGTGTGTATGTTTCGAGCGTGACGAACGGTTCTGCTGTGATTACGCATTTCCCAAATGCAACCTCTGACAAAACATACGGTTATGTGGTGGTCGGATGAATGTTCAATACATCAAACAAGACGAGCTTAGGGGTGTCTGGCAGTACATCAAACCAGGATTGGAAGTCATCCTTAAGAAAAGCCCAGAATCGTGGATACCTGAAGACATTTACTCGGACTGCTTTACGGGAAGATCACTTCTTTGGGTGTTTGTTGAGGATAACTCTGTTGTGGGCTTTGTTGTTTTGCAGCCTATCGGCGATAATTTGCATATTTGGTGCGCTTATGGCAAGGGAGATACTCGTGCAGGCTTGGATCATGTTCTCGGCATTGCGAGAAGTGGTGGCGCGAAAACTATCAGCTTTGATTCGTGGCGTAAAGGCTGGGATCGCAAGGCTAAGGCGTTAGGTTTTAGACCCCGTAAGTGGGTGAGAGAGGTTTAACATGGCTGGCGGTACGACAAACACGGTTACGAGAACCGAACTTGACCCGACAATGCGTCCTTATGTCCAGTACGGACTAAGCGAGGCGCAAAGACTCTATCAGCAAGGTGCTCCTGAGTTTTTCACAGGCCAGACCTATGTAGGCCCGTCTCAGCAGACACAATCTGCGCTTTCTGCGATGCAGACAAGGGCTATGCAAGGCAACCCGCTTGTGCCTTTGGCGCAACAGCAGTTGGCAACGACGCTCGGTGGTTCTCGTGCTGAGACATTGGCAGGCGCGACAAGTCCCGTCTTAGCTAACACGGTTGCAGGCGGTTATCTCGGACAGAATCCGTATTACACGGCAGCACTACAGCCTGGGTTCCAAGCAGCAACGACTCAGTACCAAGACGCAATCAACCAGATGCGGTCTCGCGCTTCTGCGGCAGGGCGATACGGGACTAACGAAGCCTTAATGAGCCAAGAGCAACGCGCACAAGGTGCACTTGCTAACGCTCTTGCAGGGCAGGCTGCACAGTTAGGTTACTCTGGTTACGAGGCTGAGAGAGGTAGGCAACAACAAGCACTAGGCATGGGGCTTGATCTCTACGAAGCAGAGAGGGCCAGACAACAAGCGGCTATCGGTGCTGCTCCAGGCTTGGCCGCACAGGACTACACGGACATTGCACAACTTGCACAGGCAGGTCAAGCAGCAGAGAGCTACCAACAAGCAGCTTTACAAGACGCTATCCAGAGATTCAACTACCAACAACAAGCACCTTACGCAGCCTTACAGTCGTTCCTCTCATCTTCTTTTGGTGCGCCACAGGGGATGCAGACGGTTGCGCCTAGTTACTCTAACCCGCTTGCAGGCGTACTTGGTGCAGCACTAGCAGGAAAGGCTTTGTTAGCATGAGCGGCGCGGAGCCAATTATTGCGGCTGAGGTTATTGGGGCGGCAACAGCGGCTGAGGGCGCAGCGGCAGCGGCAGCGGCTGCAACAGCAGCAGAAGCGGCGGCAGCGGCTAGTGCGGCACAAACAGCGGCAGCAGCAACAGGAGCGGCTAATCCGTTCTTGTCGGCAGCTTATGGCTCCCTGCCTGGTATGACGATGGGCTCTCAACAAGCGGCTATGCTCGCAGCGCAAACAGGTGAGTTTGGTCTACCTGGGTTAATGGCAACGGGTCAGTCTGCAACATCTGCCGGTGCTGGCGGTTCGTTAGCCAAGGCTTTGTTTTCGTCTGGAACGCCTACGACCGCGAGGATGGGCATGCAGGGATTAAGTCTCATGCAACAGTCTGCTCCACAGGCTCCACCTCCACCAGGCATAAAGCGAGGCCAGCAGGTACAGGTAGCAGACTTTGGCTCCTTGATGGCCCAACCCGTACAGCGCAAGCGTATATCTTTGCTGTGAGGATGTGATGGAAGAATACTTAGCTCGATTGTTTGGAAGCCAACCCTCTTACATGGGGCAACTCATGGGGGCAGAGGACGCTGAGAGGCTTCGAAGAGAGGCGCAGAACCAAGGCTTGTTAGGCGCTGGTATCGGGCTGCTCATGGCTTCTGGACCGTCAGCGCAGAAACAAAACATCGGTCAGATCATCGGCCAAGGTCTGATGGCAGGCCAGCAAGCCTACCGTGGTGCTATGCAGCAAGCGGTGCAGGACAGGATGATGGGCTTGCAATTGCAGCAAATGCAAAGACAAATGCAGGCAGAAACTAACCTACCAGAGGTTCTTCGCTCAGGCATTGTTCGTCCCGTTACTATTCAGCAACGCCCTCTGTCGCAAGAAGAACAGGTTGGTCTTGAACAAATGGGGATGCCTACATCTCCTGTGGAAGAACGCACGATGGGCGCTCCAAGGTTAGATATTGAGCGATTGCTTTCCGCTGCTGTTTCCAAAGGCGTTCCAATTGATAAAGCATTAACCGCAGCCAAGACTATTCAAGGGGCTATGCAACCAGAGGTTAGGGAGTCTGGTGGCGTTATATACGAACGTCAACAAGATGGAACCTTTAAGCCTGTTGCTGGAGCGTCAAAGACAACAACGGTTAAGAAAGGCGAGAGCCTTGTTGTTACTGATTTTGCAGGCAATACGAAAACAATTATGGCCCCAACGCAGCAAACGGGGACAACAGAAAACCCATTTACTCCATTGATTCAGGGTGGCGTCATTCACCCTTCTATTCGTCCGTTTGCCAACCAGTTAGAGCGTAGTTTTGCAAACATGGATGAGGATGCTCTGAATAAAGCGATGGAGCGTCTAACCTCGATGAACTCCCAGGCTCTTCAGCGCGAAGAGTCAAGGGCTGACAGGGCTGCGCAACAAGGTATAAGCAATCAACTCCTACAGTTACGGATAGACGAAGCAAAAGCAAAGCAAGCGCAGGCGCAAGACGGAAAACCGCTTCCAGGTCCGGTTCTTAACGACCTGGCTTCTAAGTCAGAAAATGCTGCCAACCTAACAAGCCTTGCCAATACCTTCAAAGACGATTACGGCGGTTACAAGATTGATGCGCTAGGAAGGGCA